AAAACTTATCATTCTAATGCCTTTTCCTTCTCCAGCAATGCCGTCACTTATGGCAACACTAATGCCAATATGTGTTCTGGTTTGCATGGTAGATTGTTTGGTATAAGAACTAAAAATGGAAACGATGAGCAGCAACATGCTAAATATGACGAGGAATTGCGCGATAACCAAATTAGGTTTATACGTGATTTTTCTGATGTGTTTAAAGCATATACTGACGAGTTTAATTTTTATTTAGGTTTATGTTTTGATGAACAGGCTTTGAATCTGATATTCGCTGATTTGCCACACCAAAAACGTAAGTTGCGTGTTAAAGAAGCGTTAGAATTGATTAGTTCTGGTAGATTTTTGGAACGAGATTGGGGTAAATACAGGACTCGAGTTAAGTTGAAGTTGTATGAATTTGCTAAAATCGGAAAGATGCCGCGTGTTATTGGTGACCTTATGGTTGGTCGATCAATTAAAGCACCGGTTGTCATGAATGAAATTAAGCAATATATGGCGACTAAAGCTTTTGAGTTTGGTAACTCCTCTTGTGTCTTTGTTAAGAGTGTTAGTAAGGAGAAGTTAGTTGAAACTTTTGAACGTAATTGTTATGCTGGGAATATGGATTGGTGTACCCGATTTAGTGTTCACAGTGACGACTCTAGTGTTTATATTAGTTTCTTCGAAGACGGAATATTGCGTGAGATGGTGTTCAATATGGACATTAGTAAATGTGATATGAGTCATACTCCCGAATTATTCTTTTTAATGAGAGATATGTTCAAAAGAAATACTGGTACTATGATGGATGATTTAATTGCACAATGTTTGTGCGATTTTGATGTTTACTCAGATGATATGAAACGTAAAGTTACTTTTCGTCTGTTGGAACACAAATTGTTATCTGGTTCAGTTTTGACAACAGCCTTAAACACCCTTGCGAATTATTGCATTTTTCTATCGTTTTGCATACACAAACCTCGGAATCAGGTTGAGTGTATGTTAGCAGCTGAGAAATGTGGTTATGTGGTGACAATGGGCGATAATTTGGTGAGAGAACCACACCTGTGGCAGTTTTTAAAGTATTCGCCTGTAGTAGACATTAATAACGGGTTTGTTCCTGTGTTGAATCTGGGGCCATTATTTCGGCGTATGGGTAATTCCGTCGGCGATTTTATTGGTCCTTCAACAATGTCTATTTTCGAGCGAGCGAACTGTCATGTGGCGGCAATGATCAACTCTATGTATGGTGATGGTATTAAGTTCGGGATTAAATGTCCCTTTCTTGATTTTATGCGTGTTCAATTTGTTAATACATTGATTGGTAAGCATGATCGATTGTTACAAGATCGTATCAAGGCTGACCGATATCATGATATTGATTATTTGAATGTGCACGTATTCACTGACGAGGAGTTTTTCAAGCGTTACTTCACTGATGACGTCGGAATGGGTGATGTGTGTGATCTATATGAAACCATATCTAACCGATCATATGGGAACAATATGTGTTCTCGGTTGGCAGATCGTGTGTTGAATTTAGACTACGGTTTGA